TTTTGCAGCCGTTGAGAGATAAACCTTACCAGGCTTATCTCTCCAACGCCCTGCAGGTGGCCGACGTTCTGGAATGGACGCTGCAACAGCTCGGCAAGTCCGAGGTGTGGCAGACTTCCTTCTCGATCTCAGAAGAGTTCATCCGAAGGCTGTTCTTCATCGAGAAGTCGGGCCTCGTCACCCGCTTTAACCTGGTGCTCGACCACAAGGCCACCAACAAAACCCTCAAGCTCTGGGCGTTCATCACCCAGGTCATCAATACCACCTATCTTGCCGACAACCACAGCAAGATCCTGCTCGTGCGCAGCATCAAGGGTGAGGTCGTCAGTATCGTCACCTCGCAGAACCTCACGCGAGGCAACCGCTCGGAGAGTGCCTTCGTCACCACCGACCTCGAGATCTTCCGCACGCTGCACGCACAGATAGAAGATTTGATCACAAACCATTCAGTACCGCTCAATGACCTATTCAGAAGAAGAATTGCAGCAGATTGAGCAATACGCCTCGATCTACCTGAAGATTAGTGACATGGCGGTGATCCTCGGCATACCTGCCGAAGTTCTCCGCTCGGACATTGCCGACCGCACCACCGAGGTCAGCCAACGCTACCTCCGTGGCAAAGCGGCGTCGAAAGTGAAACTGCACCATCAGGAGATGATGCTGGCACAGGTAGGCTCGCCGCTGGCCATCGAGAATGCCCACCGCAATCTGCTCGATATGGAGGACGATGAATAATTTTAATAGAAAATTTTCGACAAAGTTTGCGCTTGTTAGTCGGCTTTAGCCGGTGCAAGCTATCAGGCAAACCTTTGTCAATAATGTAATGATGGAACATCATGCCTAACCGCGACACGCTTGAGATATGCCGTCTTGACCTGTTTTCCTCACAGGAAGAGTTGGACGAGCGCTACACCGAGGACGTTGTGGCGCGCATCCTGCGCATCCGTGAGGAATATAACTGGTTCATCGCTAACCCCGATGCCAAGGACAGGCAGTTCATCGAGAATGCGGTGAGCCGCTTCGGCATACACAAGTCGATGGCCTACCGGGACCTTGGTGTCGTCAAGGCGCTGCTTCCTCACCTGGCTCAAGCCAGCCGTGACTTCCACCGCTATCGCTACAACGAGATGATCCTGGAGACCTATCAGATGGCCAAAAAGCGCAAGGACACCAAGACGATGGAGAAGGCGGCTTCATCCTATGCCAAATTCAACCGTGTGGACTTGGAGGACGAGCAGGCAGTGCCTTATGATATGATCGTGGTGCAGCCGTTCACCGCCACCGACGACCCGTCTGTGCTGGGCATCAAACCGATGCCCAGGCTACAAGAGCGCATTCAGGAACTGCTCCACAAGTACCAGGCCGAGAACATCGATATCGAGGATGTCGAGTTTGAAGAGGCCGACCTGGAGGAGTCCACACTATTCCCACCCACCACCCAATTTGACGACAAAGCCGATGGAGAAGAAAATATACTTTAACAACCCCCAACGACTGACCCAGCTCATTGGGGCCAATACCACCGTTATCGTGGCGGGGCGACGAACCGGCAAGACGGATTCGATCGCCTCGCCCTTCGTGCTGCGTAACATGCAGCGCATGCCCGGCAGCACAGGTGGCATTGTGGTGCCTACCTACAAGCATGGTCTGACGAACACCATCCCGGGCCTGTTGGCGGCATGGAAGCGCTGGGGCTTCGTGAAAGGCATTCACTACGTCATCGGTCGGAAACCTCCCAAGTCCTTCGGAAAGCCTATCATAGAGCCCGCAGAATATGAGCACGTCATCACGTTCTACAACGGATCCTGCGCCATCATCATCTCACAGGACAGGCCCGGCAGCAGCAACTCGCTCACGCTCTCGTGGCTCCTGATCGATGAGGCCAAGTTCATCGACTACGAGCGGCTCAAGGACGAGACGCTGCCTGCCAATGGCGGCATCAAGTCCTATTTCGGCCATCACTCGTTCAACCACTCGGTGATGATCCTCAGCGATATGCCGCAGACCCAGAAGGGCTCCTGGTTCCTGCATTATCAAGATAAGATGGACAAGGATCTTATCGAGACGATCAAGGGCACCATTTATGAGATCTGGCGTACCAAGGAGCGCATTCGGCAGCTTAATGCCAAAGGCGTGCCCTTGCCGAAATACCTGCGCAACTACCTGCGGCAGTTGGACAGGAATCTCAACAAGATGAGGTCCGTGGCCGTCTATTACAAGGAATACTCCTCGATCGAGAACCTGCAGCTGTTGGGTGAATCGTATATCAAGCAGATGAAGCGTGACCTCACGCCGAAGACGTTCCAGACATCCATCCTTTGTCAACGCATCGGCATTGCCAAAGACGGATTCTACTCGTCCATGCGCGAGGCCCATAAGTACAACGCCAGCGACTTCGACTATCTCGACAGCCTGGGCTACGATTTCAGCGAGTCGCAACTGGACAGCCGGGCAGACAAGGACGTGAACCCCTATGCGCCCATCTGCATCGGCATGGACTATAACGCCAACATCAACTGGATCGTGGCGGGACAGCCCACAGGGCGCCGCCTGAACGTCATCAAGAGCTTCTACACGAAGTTCGAGCGCAAGATCCCCGCGCTCATTGACGACTTCTGCCGCTACTATGCCCACCACGAGACCAAGATAGTCGTCTATTATTACGACAGTACCGCCCTGGGCGGCAACTATGCCGTGAACGAACAGGACTTCCACTGGGTGGTGTGCCACGAGTTCGAGCGGCACGGCTGGCAGGTCGAGGACATCAACCTGGGAAACCCCATGCGACATGATGAGAAGTACCTGCTCATCAACCAGGGTTTTGCCGGCAAACAACGGCTCATGCCGATGTTCAACCGCCAAAACAACGATGACCTCATCCTGGCCATCCAGACGGCGGGAGTCGTGCGCGGCCGCAACGGCTTCCGCAAGGACAAGGGCGGCGAGAAACTCGCTGAGACCGAAGAAGATCTGCTGCAGCACCGCACCGACGGCACCGATGCCTTCGACACGCTCTACATCGGCTGCGAAAAGTTCCCGTTCCGTGACACTTTCGGCTTCAATACAGGCGGCGTGCTGTAAATGGCATGAAATTTGCAGTCAACAACCCGTTAACTCCAGTATTGAATACCCCATAAGCCTATTGCCGGTACAGACTGTGTACGGCAATAGGCTAAAATTTGGAAATAATGACCATGGCTACCGTGCTTTATATTGTTGCTGGTTTGAATGTTGGTGTTTTTATTAACATTTTCAAATCAACAAAACTACAACAAAGAAATGAAGTATGTAGCTTTAAATCAGCCTGGGGCAAGCTTAGTTGCCATGGGCATCCGCAACGCCGTTCAGATCGATGAACGGCTTCGCAAGAAGACTTGGCGGCTCTATATCTATGCCACCGAGCCAGTAGTGAACAACGCTGAATACCCACTGGAGTGGATGCAAGAAGCATTCAACCAGGAGTTGTTTGGCAACCTTCCTCCTATCGAGGAGTTGCCCGTCAACTCTCTCATCGGCTTTTTCGACTATTATTCACATACCTCTTCAGTCGACAAGGAATCAATCTGGGTAGCTGGGTTGGATGAAACAGCCTGCATCGTGTGCAACGCCCACATGTTTGATCATCCTATCAGGCTGCCTAAGGAGATTATCGATAATATCAATGATGTTGACGAAATGGTTCCCTCTCACGTTTGCAGTCCCAAAAATCCGTTTCTCCTTGGGATGAACGATGAGTTGGTCATAGATGTCTCGGACAAATACTTTTCCATCGCAGCTCGCGGTGGCTCGTTCTCTCTTGAGTATTCTGTTGAGTTGAGCAATCTCCTTCAGGAGAAACTCGTTGACATCAAGGTAATCAGGCTCAGGAACGGCATCAAGAACAAAGGCTTCATATTTAAGTACGACCTCATCTACGACTACGTGGACGGTAGCAACGAGGTGTACAAGATGTACCCGAGTGTCTTGACTCCTGATCACAAGATGTTCCGGGCCCAACTCATGTTGTCATTCGATGAGCCTCTGATTGAGTAACCGTTTCAATAGCAAACTGCAACAATTCCAAAAATTGTTGTATCTTTGCACCCGTCAGTCCTCTGTGACTGACAAGACATTTTGGTAAAAAGAAACGCTATACTTCCGTCTTCGTTGAAAATTAGGAACTTTTGATTGTTTAGGCAAAGTTGTATAGTGGTTCACGTTCTATGGCGTGAACCGCTGTAACATAGCCTAAAGGGTTTTCCTAATACCCCAACGAAGTATGTTCATGGCGAGTTCACGCCTTTTTGTCAAGAAATTCCATGAATTATTCTTTTATTTATCAGTTTTTTGTATTTTTGCGCTGTTAACCAAACAGAAGTTGATATGGCTGATAATCCCAAAGCGACTCTTGAAAAGATATTAAAAGAATGTTTAGACAAACGTCCCGCATCGAACGCTGCAGGAAGGTTACATATATGCCAGATAGATATAGAAGACGATGCTATTATTTGCAAAGTTTCTCGTCCTGGTGGTATTGTGGAACCAGGCGGTCCTAAAGAAGTAGTTGTTAATATCGCAACTTATAATAAGCTTCGCGCATTGAGACAGAGAACTATTCAAGTTGTGATTAATCCAAGAATGGTTGAGGGTATTAATACGATAAAATTTAAACAGAAACGATGAAAATCAAGAAAATTCTTGCTCTTGTATGGGGATCTCAAGAATCTCAATCGTTATCTGATGCTCCCAAGGCATTAATGAATTCGAGAGACCCTAAAGATGAAGTTGGAATTCAAAACTTTGAGATCCAAAGCCTTAAAATTCATAATGTTGAAAGTATAGAGAAGAGTAAAAACGACCCAGATGCTGATAGGATAAATGATATTATCAGAAGTTATGCTAAGCAGATGAGGAAGATGGGTAGGTATACAGCATTCTCTCTGATAGCTGCGTCTTGGACTGTTTCATACCACGATGGATACTTTATTCCTTCTGATGATGTTAAAAAGTCGTTTTTGTTCGCAGTTATTTATCTTATTGCAGATTATCTCTATTTGTTTTTTATAGTTAAAGTATATAAATGGATGCTTAGGCATTATTATATTTCAATTAGAGAAGGTGGCTTCGTGAAAAAAGACAATATGGATTCATATAACGCATCAAGAATAGTTTCATGGATTGGTACTGTTCTTCAAATCTTGACTACAATATCATTAGGTTTGGCGGCATTCTTTATGATTAAACATATAGTTTCACTATAAAAAGTCATATTTTCGTATCTCTTGAATTGCATTGCTGACTGGAATCTTCATATTTTTATAATCCAAATTTATATCAAGTAGGTTACATCATTATTTTTTTGTTGCTTAAAAAGCCTCACTTTTATAATAGCTGGATTTTTTTGTTTATCTTTGCAATCTCGACAAGAATATAAAATATTCTTGCCATCCTGGGAATGACCAAGTGTTGAACGAGATATAGCAAACTCCTTTGCGGTTATATAGGCTTTGGTCGGCCTGCAAGGACTGCATTGGAGTTTGTTTTTTAAGATACAATAGTATGTACCCGAGAGATAACGTGTTTCAAATATACTATAACATTGGTAAGCGAGTACCATTCCAGGTGAAGCGCTCACCTTCAGGCTGTAGGGGTTCATATGATGAAGAATATCGGTATAGCCAAGAAGGACGCACCTTTATGGTGGAACGAGTCGAGATTCATAATCGTATTTATGGCACCGCATACGGTTACTTGATGATTGATGGCGTTCGAGACGACAATAATCAGTATATGGAGAATTACGAGAAAGGAACCGTACCATGTGCTGGTTGTGGAGAATGGGTACTCATTGATGTTCCTGGGCAGGACATGAATGAAATCTTCCCTGAGCATAAACCAGATTTTGTTCTCCCTTTCGGTAAATACAAAGGAAAAACACTCGCCGAGATTTATGCTTCTGACCCCCAATATGTATTATGGCTCGCTGAAAGCGATCGTAATTTCCGAATTGATTTTAAGGCACTTGCTGGAATTGATCCAAACGCATCAGATTTAGAGGAAAAAATCAAGAAAGAAGCAGATCGGATTCGTCCAAAGACTTTCGCCGATGATAAGATTACATTCGGCAAGTATAAAATGAAAACCTTTCGTGAGGTCGCTGTTGAGGATCCTAATTACATCCTGTGGTTTGTTAGAAACAACACGACTCACTGTTTAGATGAAACCAGTTTCAAAGAGCTTATTAACATCGCGACCAAAAACCTTTTACAAGATGACAGTAAAGATTAAACTCAGTGCTTCGGAAACTTTCCTCATGCATATTGCTGATTATCTTTGCAAGGTGTTCAACGAATAATCAATCAAACTATATATGGCAAAGAAATCCACTAAAAAGGAAACCAAGGTAGATGTCCTGAATCTTGAGGATGTTTTGTTCAAGTGCAGGGATATCCTTCGGCAGGCGAAAAACTCTGGCTCCTTCTTTGAAAAGAGGGACATGATGTTGACGCTCGTTTTTCTTCGTTTCATCGGGGAGAAGTATGAAGATGGTGTGGTCAAGTTGCGCCAATACCTAACTGCACAAGGAATGGATCCTGATGATGAGGAAATTCGCACTGCATTTTTCGACGATCCTTCTTTTGCTGACGGGACATTCAATCTCCAGCCCGAAGCCCGGTGGTCAACCATCATCAACACGCCAGCTGCAGGGCTCAATGTGGCCCTGGACACTGCCTTGAAAAGTATCGCGCAAAACAATCCCCAGCTCAAGGGCTGTTTTGTCGAGAACACTTTTCTCCAGCGCAATTTAGCACCCAACGACATCAAGAAGGTTGTTGATGAAGTGAACAAAATCAGCCACAAGACCTTTGGCGAGGAAAAAGATCTCATCGGTCGTGTATATGAATACTTCCTCAAGGAGTTTGCCGTAAACGCCACTAAGGAGGAAGGTGAATTCTACACGCCCCATGATGTGGTGCAGTTAATTGCTACCGTCATCGAGCCATTTGACGGAACACTCTATGACCCCTGCTGCGGTTCAGGTGGCATGTTCATTCAAAGCACCGAACTGGTCAAGGCCAAGCAGGGCGACATTAGCCGTATCAACGTCTATGGCCAGGAGAAAGAGGCTGCAACCTACCGTCTGGCCAAAATGAATCTTGCACTGCGTGGCATCAGCCATAATTTGGGCAGTGAAAGTGAATCCACGTTCACCAATGACCTGCACAAAGGTTTGTACTTCGATTACATCATGGCCAATCCACCGTTCAATCTCAAGGGCTGGTGGAGCAGCAGCCTCCAAACCGATCCCCGCTGGACGGATTATGCGCTTCCGCCCGAAAGCAACGCCAACTATGCATGGATACTGCACATCTTGTCGCACTTGAAACCCCTTTCGGGCGTTGCCGGCTTCTTGCTGGCCAATGGTGCATTGGGCGATACAGATGCATTTGAGATCCGCAAGAAACTGATTGAAAATGACAAGGTAGAGGCCATCATTATCCTCCCCAGGGAACTGTTCATCACAACGGACATCAGTGTCACCTTATGGATTCTCAACCAGAACAAGAATGGTGGCAAGTATCATGGCCGTGAGTTGCGAAACCGCCGGAAAGAGATCCTTTTCATGGACCTGCGTCGCTGGACAGAAAATGCCATTAAGGGAGAACAGAAAAAGAAAGTGCAGCTCTTGACCGATCAAATCCAACGGGTGGCCGACTTGTATCACCAATGGCAGTCCGTTGGTACTGATGGAAAGAACTTTGCTGAGCCCGAGCTTTATAGGAGTGTGGGCATTGAAGAAATCGAGGAGAACAACTGGACGCTCGTCCCCAGCAAGTACATCGAGTTTATCGACCATGACCTGGAGATTGATTATCCCAAGGAGATGGTTCGAATCCAGCAGGAATTACGTGCGCTTATTGAACAAAAAAAAGAATCGATAAGGCTGCTTGAAGAAGCATTTAAAGAAATTGAATATGGGATTGATTAAATATAAAGTTGGAGATCTAATAGAGGTATGCGATGAAAGGAACTCTTTTGGAATTAAGAGTTTCTATGGCTTGAATATTAACAAAGAGTTCATGCCAACGGCAGCAAATACTGATGGTCTTGATGAATCAAAATACAAAGTGGTAAGAAAAGAACGTTTTGTATTTAGTGGTATGCAGACAGGTCGGGATAATTGTATTAGGATCAGTATGTATGATGGAGATCAACCTATAATTGTCTCACCGGCATATACTACTTTTGAGATATCAAGAAAAGATATTGTTGTTCCCGAATACTTTTTTATGATATTCCAATCAAAGGAAAAGGATAGATATGGAGCGTTTTGTAGTGACAGTAGTATTCGGTCCAATCTTGACTGGGATCGCTTCTGTGAATTTGAACTCTTGTTACCACCTTTAGAGCAGCAAAGAAAATTTGTAAAAGTGTTTCAAGCACTCCTTAAGAATCAGGTTAAAGAGAACATTAGCTATCTATGTGCAGTTCTTGTACAAGGCTCATTACAATCCGATAATTAACTTGCATCATGGCCAAGCATCAAATAAAAAACATTAGCGGTCACTTTGTTGAAAGCGACTTCGAGAATGCGCTGATCTCATTCCTTGAAAATCTTGAAGATGAGAAATGGCTATACCTGTATGGCGACAGCATTCCTCGGGAGAGCAAGAAGGAGGTCTTGCATATTGACGACCTCATCCAGTTCTTAAAGAGTGCCAATCCCATTTTGGAACATGACGAAATCCGTCAGATTGCCGACATGGTAAGACTAGTCGGTGCTGACAGCGATTTCGCCACCTTGCACAAGGTCTATGGCTGGATGGTGGACGGCATTCAATATACCACCAAGGGCGGAACACCCTGTATGGTCAAACTCATTGACTTTGACAAACCCGAGAAGAACATCTTCAGGGTAGTCAATCAGTTTACCGTGGAGTATTTCAACAATGGCGAGACAAAGAACCGCCGTCCTGATGTGCTACTCTACGTAAACGGTATGCCCGTCTGCATTTTCGAATTGAAAAATCCTGGCGATGCCAATGCAACCATCCATGATGCTTGGGAACAGATCAACGTCCGCTACTGGCGTGATATTCCCGTCTTGCTGCACTATTGCCCGCTGGCATGTATCAGCGACGGCGTGAAAACCCGCTTAGGTACCGTCCGCACACCCTACGAGCACTTTTATGCCTGGCGTCGCGTTGAGAACGAGGACAAGGTATCAACCATGCCGTTTGACGAATTGGAAACGATGGTGAAAGGCGTTTTCCGTCCGGCAAGGTTCCTCGAGATCTTTAGGGACTATATCTATTTCCAGGATAAGGAGTTTGACCGCAAGGAGAAAGAAATCGTCTGTCGTTACCCGCAGTTCTTTGCTACTCGTCTTTTGCGCGAGAGCGTCATCAAGTCTGTTAAAGATAAAAAGCAAAAAGGTAAAGGTGGTACATACTTTGGTGCGACAGGATGCGGTAAGACCTACACCATGGCTTTCCTGGCCCGACAACTCTCTATGCGGTGTGCCAATGATATCGGTTCTCCCACCATCCTCATGATTGTTGACCGTGATGACTTGCAGGAGCAAGGGGTACTACTCTTCACCAAGAGCACTGAATTCCTCGGCCTTGGTGAAGTGAAGCAAGTACCCAGTCGCAAAAAACTGCGAGAGGAACTTGCTTTGCGTCCAAGTGGAGGCTTCTACATTTGCACCATTCAAAAGTTCTGCGATCGCAAAAATGATCCTATGGGGTTAATCAATGAGCGGTCTAACATCATCTGTTTCAGCGACGAAGCGCACAGGACACAGATTGAAGGTTCGAAGCGTATCAAGTTCAGCGAGGATGCCGACGAGAACATGAAAGCGATGATTTCAAAACCCTACGCCAAAGTGCTGCGTGAGGCTTTCCCCAACGCAACTTTTGTCGGGTTTACTGGCACACCTATCGCCGAGACTTATCAAACCTTCGGCGCTGAGGTTGACCGCTACACTATGGACCAAGCAGTAAAAGATGAAATCACTAGGCCCATCAAGTATCACCCGAGAATTGCCCGGGTACTGCTTGACAAAGAGAAAGTCAAACTCATCGAGGACTATTATAGACTCTGTGCCGATGAAGGCTCGTCAAAAGAGGATATCGAGAAAAGCAAGAAAGCGATGAGCTCGCTGGAAATCATTTTGGGTGAGCCTGCACGTCTCGAAAGGCTGGCCGTTGATATACATGACCATTATGTGTCATCGGTGGCCAACGATCCCGAGCGTGTGCAAAAAGCCATGATCGTATGCTCCAAGCGTGAAATAGCCTATGACCTTTTGCAACGGTTCAAGAATCATTACCCAGAATGGTTCGTTGAGCGCAAAACGCCAGAAGGCGTGGAAGTGCCACCCGAAGAGTTGAAAGAGCTCAAATCCATGCCCACTATGGCAATGGTGGCCAGCGTGGGGAGCAATGACGCAGAGGATATGTACAATTATCTGGGCGGCGTGAAAAACGACCAGCGCTCAACCGAACTTGATGCCGAATTCAAGAAGGAACATTCCAACTTCCGCATCGTCATCGTTGTTGATATGTGGCTCACAGGATTTGACGTGGATTGCTTAACTTATATGTACAATGACAAGCCCCTTCAGAAACATGGCTTGATCCAAACCATTAGCCGTGTTAACCGCAAATATCCGGGCAAGGATTATGGCTTGATCATTGACTATATCGGCATTCGTGACCACATGCTGGAGGCCAGGAAGATATATGGCGGAGAAAACTCTGTCGCCCTTACCAGCGACGACATTGAAGAGGCAACGCTATTGTTCAGGGAACTCCTTGAAATCCTCAAGATGATGTTCAAGGATTATGACTTGGCTCCGTTCCTCGACCCGAACACCAACCCGGCTAAGAGATACAACCTTCTTGCCAAGGCTGCCGAGTATGTGTTCATGTCCACCGAGTTACTGAACTCTCCAAGTCCAGACGGAAAGAAAACCAGGAAGGTCTCATTCAAGACCTACTTCCTGAAGACGGTGAAGCGAATGCGCAAAGCCTACGATCTGTGCCAGCCTTCAGGCGAACTGGGCGAGGATGAGTCTGCGCTGGCTCAGTGCTTCATGGCTATCGCCGGCATGGTCTATAAGATGAACGGTACCGACGCTCCCGACACCGAAACCATGAACCGCCGTGTAGCCAAGATGGTTGAAGAGGCATTGAAATACAACAATGTTGAAAGCATCCTTGAGGAGGGTGAAGAAATGGACATCTTCGGTCCGGAATTCACCGAGCGGCTTGCCGACATCAAGATGCCCGCATCAAAGCTTGAGGTCTTGATTAAGCTCCTGCGCAAGCAGATCACCGAGTATGGCAAGACCAATCAGGTCGCTTCAAGGCAGTACCAGGAGATGCTTGAAGAAACCATTAAGGTCTATCACGAGCGCCGCAAGTTCCTATCGGAAGAAGAAGCAGGACAGACCCAAGAGAGCGCAGCTGATGACATTATCCAAGAAGCAATCCAACAGGCCCTCAAAATCATGAATGACATGAAAGAAGACAAGGAGAGTTTCAAGAAACTCGGTTTGTCGTTTGAGGAAAAGGCTTTCTATGACATTTTGATCCATTCAAGGAACAAATACAATTTTGTCTATGGCGAAGATAAAAAGGTCGATGGCATTGTCATCAATGATAAATGCAAGAGCCTGGCTTGTAAAATCCGTGAGATTATCGAAACCAAGTCGTCGTTTGCCGACTGGATTAACAACCAGCGCGTCCGTGACCAGTTGAAGCTGGACATAAAGATTTGCTTAATCAAAAACGGCTATCCTCCCAAATACACCCCCGAGGTGTTCCGTGAGGTAATGGCCCAAGTTGACAACTTCAAAGAAAACGAATAACAAGTCATGGCACAAGAAACATTATACAAGACAGTCAATAATAACGGTGAGTACAGCTGTGACGACATCAAGATTACAGATGAAGAATGGTTCGAGCTTCTGAAGAACCCGGATTCTAAGCCGTATCACGATACATTGTTCTGCTTCCTGCGAGAGCCAGAACATGCGGCAACATGTGCCACGGTTGCGAATAAGTATGGACTATCGCCAAAGCATTACAATGCCAAGATAACCAACTTTGCCAAGTGGGTCCAGAAGAAATTGAACAGGTTCAAAGTCATCGGCACCGATGGCAATAACACCTACTGGTGCATCCCTATGCAGCGAGGCTGGTACGTGAAGCAAGACTTCAAATGGCAACTGCGAGACGAGCTGGTCGATGCCTTGAGAAACTATTTGCTGAAGGAGCTTATCATTTGGTATCGCAACAGCAAAGAACCGTTCAATGGCTATGATGAAGAATACAAATGGGCCCTGCTCGAAAAGACCGAGGGCAAAAGCCCCTTGGAGATCGTCAAAAGCCTTAAGGGTGTTAATTTGGTACATAATGCCCTAACAGACCCGGCTTTCAAAGTTCTTTATGAGACTAAACCAGATGAATTGACTACCGTAGTTGAGCATCTATTCGATGAATCCAAGCACATCGACGACCGCATTTCATCTTTCAAAAACGAGATGAAATCCATAAGCCCAAGTGATTGGAGGTTTTTTGCCAACGACGAACGCATCGCGTCGGCTTTGCTCATGTGCAAATACCCAGATAAGTACACAGCATACAAGGATGAAATTTATAAGCTGGTTTGCCAATATTTCGGCTACGAAATCCGTAAACCCGGCAAGAAGTTCAGTCACTTCACTGAAATCATCAATAACTTTGTGGCACTCTATGGCGAGAAAACTCAAGAAGCCATGATGCCCCAAATCAGCAAGTTCAGGAATAAACCGCAAAATCTTGCTATTCAGACACTGCTATGGTGCATGCGTGAAAGTATGAAGTCCAAGTTAGAGAAGAAGGTCAAAAGCTACTGGCTCAGTGGCTATGTCTTCGGAAGTGAGGGCAACCAGTTTGACCGATTTATCAATGAGGGCATCTGGGAGAGCAAGCATCATGATGACAACGCAAGCGACCAAGCGCTTCTTGAGGTATCTAAATCAATTTCTGAAGGCGATGTCATCATCTTGAAATCAACTTCAACAAAGGGCCCGAATCACGATCAACCGTTTTTGCGCGTCAAGGCTGTAGGTGTTGCGACAAGCGATGTTACAACCTACAGGGTTGAAGGTGCTACCAAGTGCCAATGCAGCGTGCAATACATCAGCACCGAAGTTAATGACTTTGACGGCGGCGTGTATGGCTCCTATCGAAAGACCATCCATCGAGCAGACAGCAAAGTTCAAGATATTATCGACTATGTTAATGGCTTATTAAATAACGAAACCGCTATGCAACAGCCACCGCAGAAATACAAGGAGTATATTGAGTTACTCGAAGAAACTCACAACCTGGTACTCACTGGAGCACCTGGTACAGGTAAAACCTTTATGGCTCAAGCCATCGCCGATGAAATGGGTGCAGTTTCTAAATTCGTTCAGTTCCATCCGTCATACGACTATACTGACTTTGTTGAAGGCTTGAGGCCCATCGAGAAAGGCGATGGCCAGATGGGATTTGAACGCAGAGACGGTGTATTCAAGGAGTTTTGCCGTGAAGCTATCAAGAACCTGGTGGATTCTGCCAAGAGCGTTGAGAGCCTAACCAAAGAAATGTCATGGCAAGATAAACTGGATCGTTTTGTTGAAGATGCCATCGAGAACGAAACGAAATACCAGCTGGTGAACGGAAGCGAGTTCACAATTACTGAGATGAAGGGCCATTCTATTGTGGTGCATAACGAGCAGAATGAAAAGACCACCGAAGTCACGGTCAATGGCGATGAGATACTTGAGCTCTTGACCAACGAGGTGCAGTTGAACATCGTTCGAGACATTCGCAACTATTTCCAGCGCAAGTTCGGCACCCAGCCCGACTCATACGCCTTCGTCATCACAAAGGCCGTCAGGGCTATGAAACAGAAAATGCCCGAGGTCACGGCCAACAAGATTGACCGCAAACCCTTTGTCTTCATCATCGATGAGATCAACCGTGGTGAGGCATCCAAGATCTTCGGCGAGCTGTTCTATGCCATCGATCCAGGCTATCGTGGCAAGAAAGATCACTTGGTGCAAACACAGTACCAGAACCTGGTACCCGAAACCGACGTGTTTGCCAAGGGCTTCTATGTCCCCGAGAACGTCTATATCCTCGCCACGATGAACGATATTGACCGCTCGGTCGAGAGCATGGACTTCGCCATGCGCAGGCGCTTCACCTGGCATGAAATAACCCCAGACGATACCGAGTCAATGCTTGATTCGATACCGTGCGTTGACAAAGCCAAAGAGACGATGCACCGCTTGAACAAAGCCATCGCTGAAACGGATGGCCTGGGCGCTGCATACATGATCGGGCCCGCCTATTTCTTGAAGCTCAAGGATAACGGCGGCGATTTTGAGAAACTGTGGAAGATGAACATCCAGCCCTTGCTGAAGGAGTATCTGCGAGGATTCCGCAAGACGAATGAGATACTGGAGAAGTTCAGCAAGGCCTATTTTGGCGAGACGAACGAATCTGCAACCGGCAGCCCGTTGTTAGAAGATGAGAATTAACCTGACAGACAATAGCGAAAAGCAGACATTCCAACGAAAGGATGTCGCCGCTCTGTTCCCAATCGCCGACAAGACAATTGCTGACTTGTGCAGGGAAAATGAGAACTTGCTCATATTCCCATTCAGCATCGAGTCGTCTGACGATAGGATAGGGGACTCGTCTGTCATGCGCATCATCAACACCTCCGATCCTGATACTGTCCGTATCAAGACGGAAAATGTCATGGGCTTCATCGGTGTGGGCAACCTTCAGGTCAAAATCAAATCACGATTTGATAATGGCCGTGATGACTATCTGCTGCACTACATGCTGCAGAAGGTGCTCTCGTTCAACCTCTTTGACCTGAGCCACAACAACGAGCAGGAAGATGTGTTCGACTTTATCATGTTCATGTTCCCGTACTTCCTGAAATCAGCCCTGCGGCAAGGGCTTTATCGGGAGTACCATACCTATAAGCACAACGATGCTAATGTGAAGGGAACGATAGATGTTGGCCGCCACATTGCGAAGAACATCCCGTTTGTCGGGAACATTGCGTACTCGACCCGGGAGTACAGCCAAGACAACAATATGACGGAACTGATTCGCCATACCATTGAGTTCATGCGAACAAAGAAGTATGGCCAGTCCGTGCTGAATATTGATCGTGAAACGGTCGAGAACGTCAAAACCATCATCGAGCACACGCCATTGTACAACAAGGGCGAGCGGAGCAGTATCATCAGTAAGAACCTTCGCATGAAGACTCATCCTTACTACACCGAGTACCGCCCGCTCCAGACGTTGTGCCTCCAGATCCTGCGGATGGAGGAGGTGAAGTATGGCGAGAGCGACGATGAAATTTGCGGCATCCTCTTTGATGGCGCCTGGCTATGGGAAGAATACGTCAACACCATTCTTCACCCCCTCGGCTTCACCCATCCCCAGAACAAACTGGGCACGGGTCGCATCTATATCTTTGACGACGATAGCGGCGCCCGCTATCCAGACTTCTATAATGATGTCATGGTGCTCGATGCCAAGTATAAACGCCTGGGCGGTTATGAAAAAGTGGCACAGGTAGCCAACGACGACATTAATCAAGTGGTTACCTATATGACAACACTTCATCTAAACAAGGGTGGTTTCATTGCCCCCTTGGAGCGACCACAGGTCAAGGTGCCCACCTCGCCCCTGAAGAATAACTTGGGAACCCTCTCGATCTTCGGCATCGAGATCAGCAAGTCGGCATCATCCTATGCCGACTTCTGCGACCAGATGAAGACGATGGAAGCAACTTTTGTTGAATCACTAAAATTGTAACGATGTACAGTGCACCGAGTAAAGAACGACTCAAGGCCCTGCTCGTCTCGATACGCGACGAGCAGAACAGGCTCATGGCCAGAAGGGGCATGTCCAGGGATCTGAACGCCTCGTTTGCCGTGAAACTGGAGCCGCTGAAAACGCCCATCTATGTCATGTGGCAATATCTGGGCTACGGCGACTTTCCCGATAGCAAGGAGCAACGCATTTGGCTATCGTCATTCAAGACTTCGCCGCCCGAGTATCTCTCGGAGTGCATCATGCAGATCAAGTCATGTGAAATACCCATCGATGACCTGAAGGCTCGTCGCCAACTTATCGACTTCTATTCAGAACTTCAAGAACAATTTGAACAGTAACACCACCGCCCAATGAAACCAACGGACAAAACGCCCTTGTGGCTGGATCTGAGAAAAGAATACATAGACGACAACTTCGAGAAGTTGCGCGACTACCTGTGTGACTGCTCCACAAGCGAGGCCAAGAAGGACTCGTTTTATGACACGACCATCGAGCTGCTGCGGGCCCGTGTGGAGGACTTGATCGCCTCCATTGCAAACCGTCCCATCTATAACGAGGACGATGACCGCAAGAGCACCACGTTCAACGCCACGCTGCTGGCCACGTACCTGCTCACCGACGGCGACCACGACCTGGCATTGCCCGCCTACGTCGCCTTCATGGGCGAGTTGAGGCTGCTCAACCCCCGGTTCTCCGAAGCCATCATAACGGCGGCCACTGAGCGACTGCGCTACGAAAAAGTCACCGCCTACGGCTTCAACTGGAAGAACCTCGATAAGATCGGCACCGAACTTTTCGCCTATAACGCGGCGAAACTCGTCAAGTTCGACGTGCCCAGGAAAAAGCCCCTTGTCTTCACGAAATTCGGCACTGCCTACATTTCTGCAGACGGCCTTTTCCTTACCCATGAGTCGGCAACTGGAGCCAAGAAACTCTTCAAGAGCGGCGCCAACTCACTGGAAACGGGCATCGGGATCACGCTCAGGAGCCTCTCTTCCGAGAAACTCAAGCAAAGCTACGAGAACCAGATGCCGAAGGTCGAGGAGTTCATCAAGGACTTCATCCGCCAGCAGGACAAGGTGCAGAACAAGGAATCCGCACCAACGGCAGCGCTGAAACGCTATTACGATAACGACGAAGCCGTGGTGCGAGTCACTAATGTCGATTACAAGAGCGGCACCATCTATGTCGAGACGACCGATCCCCGCTATCACAAGCTCTCGGGCCCGATAGTCTTTGAGAAAGTCAGCCTGGTCTATTATTACACCGACACACTCTACGAGTTCTTCTGTGCCGGTGACCATCTCAAAGCCACCATCAGCAACGCCGAGCAGCCGACCTTCAACATCGAGAAGCAGCTGATTGAGTTCTTTGTCGAGGACACCAAACGAGCCGAGGAGGAAAGCGACGAGTTCCTGGCCCTGCTGATTGACGAGCGGCCCAAATACTTCGGCTGGATCAACGAGTTCGGAATTGCCATGCACACGCAGAACACGGCAGGCTTCAGCCGTGGCGACTTCGGCATCCTTAACGGCGTGACCTACGGCACTGGGAAATACTACGGCAAGATTGATGCCCAGGTGCTCAAGCTCTCCAACGAGCATTTTGACGAGAAAACCGTCCGTCACGACTGCATCCGGGCCTTCGCCGAGGACACCCCGGCCCCCGTCTATGCCGAGCACGAGGTGGACACCAGCGAGCTGAGCCCGGTCATAATCTCGCTGCTCATGCGCCAGTTGTTCGGCTACCAGCGCACACTGCTCAAACCCACGGAGCGTTTCACCGTGCTGGCCAACATCAACGTGATGGCAGAACTGGTGGGCGACTCCGTATCATCGTCCTATAGCCGTTTCGCCAGAAACTACCTCATGGCCCTGGTGGAGTTCGTTGCCGGCAACACGGTGAAGGATATCCAGCTCACGCCCGACGAGGACTACAAGGATGCCGCATCCACCAAGGTCCGCATGGAGGTCATCGACCTGCTCAAGCAGTACGGCATGAAGGAGGACTCCAAGCGGCTCGCCGACGCGATCCAGGAGTACAAGGACACCATGCCGATGCTCTCACGACTGGCCCGGCTGATTCAGACGGCCAACGCCATGCAGGACACCCTCTCGGGCTCTGCCCTGAACGTGATCAAGCGCGAAATCATTAAAACGCTCTCCATCGAGACGGAGAACGACGCCGACCTGGAGGCCGCAAGCGGCACCTACCTCGGCATCGAGAGCGGCACCCAGGAGTTCAAGACCTCGATCATCTTCCCGTCGAACAACAACATGCAGCCCGACGAGTACGCCCAGAACATGAACGTGCTCAAGGGCGTGTGCGCCTTCCTCAACTCGACCACGGGCGGCGTGCTCTATCTCGGCGTGAACGACCAGGGCTATGTGACCGGTGTGGAGAACGACATGAAGTACCTCAGCCAGACCTCCATCGACTCCTACCTGCGCTACATCCAGGACACCGCCAAGAAGCACTTCGGCATCGACACGTTGCCGTACCTGCGCAT